GACGGTGCCGGCGATGGACAGTTTGGTTCTGTGTCATGACCACAAGGTTTGTTGTGAACTAAAATACCGTTTGCATAATATGTATTATTACCAGTTAAACTTAAGTTATATAGTTGAAGTTCTGGTTCTCTTTCTTGTGGTACCCATGATTCAATTTTTAAATTACCTTGTTCAGTTACAAGAGTTGTTCCTATATTAATATCAACCAGAGGACCGCCATTATCATTTACAACATTTGCATATGCTTGTGGATCATGTAGTTCAAATTCTTTTACGTTTATAGCACCCCATCCCTCTGTAGTCATCAAAGGATGTTCTTCAGATACAAATGGTTTCATATCATTAATACCATTAATACCATACAATAATCTTTTACCAATAGGAACAATTTCAATAGCAGTTACTTCATTATTCCAAATATAACCTTGTTCATCTGGCATACTTTTCACCATATCACCACGTCTTACTGCAGAGATATGTTTCTTTGTTCCATCAGACATAGTTACTAGAGTATCAGAAGTGAAGCAAGACGGTTCTGTATAAGGTGGGTAAACTTTATTTGCTACATATCTTGTATCGGTGGCGATAGTAAAGTCATATTCTCTTGTTACCAAGAACTCTTCTTGTGATACTCTTAATACACCAGCAGATGTAAATACACCTTTTGTGTATGATGTAGCATACTTAGTATTGTGTGTTTGAACATCAATAATCAGTATCTCACGTCGTCCTGTGTTAATTTTAATGCTGCTGTTATTTGGAATAAGAATATAACCAGATAATGCTCCATTAGCATCAGTAGTGTGTGTTGTTGCTCCACCTAATTTTGCAGGATACCCAGTTGTATTTTTCCAGCGTTTACCAGCTTTTCTGTAAATAGAGTCACGTGCAAGAGTAGCTTCGGGAACATATGAGCCAGTGCCTGTTGCTGTAGATGCATAATTACTTAATTCAGTTTTACCCATAAAAATCCAGTGTCTTGTATTTGGTCTAAGTCCAGTTGCTCTGATGGAGACAAATCTTGCTCTCATCTTTTTGATTTCAGATGTTGTGATAACTTTTTCGCCAAGGGATTCAACAACTGTTTCAGAATTTTTAAATTTCCAAGTTTCTGTTTCAGTTGTAGTTCCCGCTTTATTGCCCGTTGTGGTTGAGTTACTGCCAAGAACTTGACCTCTTTTATAGGTATCAGCATCGTCTGGAGTAATTCCTCTCCAAGAAGTATTCCAATCTTGGTACTTGTTACCATTGACAGAGATTTTATCTTTACCTTGGATAAGCTTATCTGGTCTATCTACATCATCATACCAACTATCAGACCGTGGAGACATTTGTAATGAGCCTGTCATGACCTGAATACCAACAGGATTCACGATAAAGGCTCGAGATGCTTGTGTCTGTGACTGTGTAAGAAAATGTGTATATTTCAAATAAATGTTATCACCAACTAAACGAGTGTTTGTGGATGTATCCGAATCATATACAAGAGGCACAGAGTATGATCTAAAATTAGGACGAATCTCGTGTCTAATCACATCACGTGATGATTTATAGTTAGAATCAAGTGTATCAGTACCTATATCATTGAAAAAATTATCAGCGAAGATACCAGATTTAAACCTGTTATTACCAGCACTATCATAAACGTTTAAATTGTCTTGTTTCAACTCAAGCATTGTAAGCGCAGTAAGTTCCTCAAGATCATTGATCTTTTTCTCTAAATGGCCAATGTCTCTCATAGTATATCTGCGGTTATCTTTATATGTAACCGTCAAGTCATCGTCTGTAATCATATATGGATTGAGTTCAACAGAAGCAATTTCCATAGTACCCTCACCAAGTGTAGGATACTTTGGTTCAAATGCTGGATCACCAAACTTAACACCAACATAACCATCTCTATGAATAAATGCCTTACCTCTTTTAGGAAGGTAGTAATCCACATCGAGATTGATAATGTCTGTATTTTTTGGTAAGGGAAAAACAGCTGCCCCAGTAGAAGTAAAGTCATCTGCGCTATTTGCTTTACGAGGTCTAAAGTCCAAAACATCATACAAGGGAATGGACTCTCCATTCGATTGTCTGTGACCTGGAATATCCTCATATGCTACTTGACCATCATATGAGTTTACTGCAAAGAAGTCTCCTGTAGTACCGTGGTCAAAAAACTTATATACTACAGTAACAGTACCAGCGGGTGTAGCCTTACCACCTTTCAGTGTGATTGCACCTCTGTCATAGAAGTTATCCTTCTGTCCATTATCTAAAGTAAAGTTTCTTGTGATATCTAGTGAAGTAGTATCATCAGTCACAGATGTGAGAGAGTATATATCGGCTCTGTCTAGTTTTACATAACCGCTTACAAGAGTCAAAGAACTCTGTGTTCTATCTGTAAGTGTTTTTGTTTTGGGTGTAGCAACTCTTTTCTTTTGATAATACAAGAATGTTGCAGCAGAACTTGTTGGCAAACCTTCTAATGTAACAGATGAGACAGATGCAGAAGAAACGGTTGGAGTAAAAAGTTCTCCACTTGAATCAATACCAACAATCCAAGTTGATGCATCAGCAAGATCAAAAGCGGTACTGGATCTAGGGATTACCAAAGTACCGGTACCTGTTGTTGTGCCTGTACCTCTATATTGACCAGTAACAGAAATATCGCTTATTTGTTCTGGTCTATTTCTAGGCAATGCAAAGAGTAGGTTATTATTTTGCAAATCTTTCAGTTGAGCAATGCCTGTAGTTTCCAATGTTACATCGAAGTATTCTGTAGTGCTATCACCAAGTGATCTTACAAGAGATATATTTTTACCAGAGTTCATCTTGATTTCAAACAAGTAAACTCTATAACCACTGCCAGATTTTTCTACTGCCCTTACTCTTGCCGTACCGATAGTAGAACCACCATATGTGATTGCACTTCTCAGTTGGATTTTTTCAAAGCTGGTAATATTAAACATATTACCTTTACCAGTAGAACAGTTAAAGTAGTTACCATATTGAGCGACTGAAGATGTATTCTGTACAAGACCAGTTGTTCTTGGCTTTGAGTAGAACGGAGAAACAGCTCCACGAAGATAATATCGATGTCCCTCTACATATGCTTTACCTGGATTAAAAGTAATATCTAGATTTGTATTGTCTGAATCATTAGTGGCAAAATCAAGAAGAAAGTTACCGATTGTATAGTTACCAGATTCTTCATGAGTTCTTCGAGCCATCTCCTCACCAATATCTGAATATTTCTTATCAACTGATGTTGTGTGTACTAAAATTCCATCAGCAATACCAGCTACTGGAATAAATCGTTCGTCGCTATCTATTAAACTATCCAAAGTAAGTTCTAATTTAACTTGATATCGGTCTGCACCCGGCGCAGCTAAGTTCAGGTTTGGCCCAGAGTTATCAAAAAGATTTTGATCATCAGATGATGTAATAACCTTTTCTGATACTTTAAAGCCAACCATTTCCGTTGGTATAGAATCATATTTACCAACAACAATATCTTCAGCAGATTTATATACAGCATGCCCATCAACGTAAAATCTACCTTCAGCCTGTTGCACAACACATGACTGACCGATTGCGGGATTTAATAAAGTGTTTGTAGTTTGAATATCAAGAACAGTTCCAGAAGTAGCGCCTGTAATAGATCTACCTGGTGTAAGGTTTACTGATTCTGTTGTATCGGTTGGGATTTCTCCATTTGCATCTAGGATTTGTACAAATAATGTTGCAGGATCTGATCCTGTTGCTGTAACAACTTTTAAAACTTTTATAATAATACCTGATGTACTCTCAGTAAAATTCTCATTTTCAATGCTGGTAGGAGTTGCAGGTAAACCGTTTGTTGAAGTATCAAGTTTTACAAATTTTACATCTTTTCGTACATCTATATCACCGCCAGATACAGAAGCGCCAGCACGATAAATACCACCTTGCATTGCATCCATATCACGGTTGATAATGGTTTGAAGTTGGTTCAGTTCTCGGTTCTGTAGACCACGCCCAGAATTAAAAAGGATCTGATAATAGTTGTCACTATCTCTGTAGTCATCCTTATATTGCGTAAGGAATAGATTTTTGATTACTTCGGTTGCCATGGTTAGTCCTTATATTTCTATGATGACCTTAATATCTTCAGTTTGGTCTGCTGCTCTTAGTACAGAGGCTCTATTTTCTACGTATAACAAATCTCCACTAAATGGCATTGCTTTTGGATCCAAATGGAAATTAGCGGTATTCAATAATGTGCCTGTGTTACCATCAGAATCTGCTACACCTTCACCTTGAGAGAATGAAATAAATCCAGTTGCTTCTGTTTGGTGATAGTATAACTCATCTGAATCCTTTCTATCTATAATGGCTTTAGCAGCAGATGTACCACCTGTCAGTGTGCCACCAATAGTGAAAGAAAGACCTGTAGCTGTTGACATTTTCAGTCGCTTTAAAGCATTACCTGAGGTAGCAGTAAATGCAACGTCTGCAGAATCAAGTGGATTTCGAATAATGCCAATTTGTCTAAAACTAGTACCGATAGAAAACTCTGAGGAGTCTCCAGTAGTTTCTGCGCCAGATGGTTTTGTATTAAACATAATAGCACGTGACCGTAGATCATTTCTAGGATCTTTACCAAAACCACCTTTCGGTGATAAACTCACTCTTGCTGTAGCAGCAGTTGTAGGTCCACCACCTGATAATACCGCTTCTGCATAATTGTAACCAGATCCAAGAACAAGAGTTCCAGCACTCTCATCCATTTCAATCTTAGTCACAGCACCGCCAGACACTGTTGCGATTGCTCTTGCTCCAGTACCGTTACCTTTAATCGTTACTGTAGGTGCCGAGGTATAGCCTGCGCCGCTTGTTAGAACTTGAACCCCAGCCAATGAGTTGTTAATGGCTGCATTTTGAATACCTTTTTGCTCTACCAACTGTGACAAAGATGTAACATTACCAGATCCGTCAGAATCGAGTTTGCCTTGCAGTAGGACAGGGTGAAAGTTAGCGGCAAGAAAAGCAGACAAGCTTGGTGTAGTTATAGTGTATAGGAATTTCCAAGCATATCCATCAGCATAGGTCTTTGTAACAACATCAACACCTGTTGGTTTTATAGTAGAAGCAACGGCATTGCCAAGAGCATTTCTTCCTTGTTTAACGCAGAGATAAACAGCATTGGTATCTGTCATTACATAATATGGTGTTACTGTATGACCACCTAGGTTGTCATTATATGCAGAGTATGTGGTACCTGAAATCCAGTTGTTTCTTGGTACAACAAAGCTAAAATCCGCAACTCTTTTTACAGCTTGTAAGCCAAGTCTAAAGTTTCGAATTTCTCTTTCAGTTTGCTCTGGTGTTGGTGCAAGATCAGAGTCGTTCCATCCTTCTGACTTGCCTATACCAATATAATATTTTGCACCAGCAGAGTCTGTAATATCATCGAAGATATACTCGATTACCGCTTTTTTCAAGTCCTGTGTGATAATTGCTGCCATGTTTTTCGCCCTAAGTTATGCTATGATTACTCGACTGCCTAGTCCACCAGAGGAGTCTAGACCAATCAAATACCAGCCAACAGTAGCACTGCCAGCAGTTGTTGTGTTATATACGGCATCGATTGCCGCCTTACCTTGTACCGTAAATGTGGTACCTTGAGCAAATGTTGCAGGTGTAATTGTTACTGCACCGCTGTTGATGTTTACAAATCTCATAATCTGTCCACCAACACCATTTGCAAGAGTATTAGTACCTGCTCCAGATTTATTTAAAAGTGCTACAGGTGCTGTAAGTGATATATCAGCGGCACCACTTGCCGTATAATCTGAGTCTTCAAATCTAAATGCTTTTGTTTTTACAGTACCAGTTCCCTTTGCCTCAAAAACCATATTAATATTTGTATCAGTACCAGATGCTACAATACTAATATCATTCCCTGTGGTATTACTGTTGATTGTAGGAAAGTTTACTGCAGAGGCAACTGTGGGTAATCCTAGAATAGGGTTACCACCAGAATCTTGTATCTGAGTACCAATATGTGGGTTTCTCAGAATAGGTGATATATACTTTTTAGTACCTGTGATAATAGATGTTGAGGTGTTTGTAATAAGTGTATCACTATCTGTAAGTGTAGGAATATTGAGATTAATATTCTTGGTCATACCAGAAGAAGTTGGTGGTACAAGTTCATAAAAGTTGTTTGCGCCAACCGAGTCATAAATATCTGTATGTACTAATACTGGAGACACTAACTTTTTATTTGTGAGAGTTTGGTGTGCAGTTGTAAGGATCATTGTACCAGTAGAGTCTGGCATTGTGATGACGTTATCTTGTGTAGGCTGTGTTACAGTCAGCCGAGTTTCAAAATCATCAACAGAACTTCCTTCAAACACAAGGTTATTCGGTTCAAAGAAAACACTTGCATTAGTAGCATCACCGCCTAAAATGGTATACAATTCACTGAAGTTAGCATTGATTTTAGTCGTGGCACCACGAAGCGTATCGCCTGTGCCGTCATTAGCAACTGTGCCACTCTGTAATACTTGTCTTGCCATTTTCTATGTCCTGTTGATTATCTTTATTTATACTAAAAACTCAAGGCTTTATAAGGAAGAGTCTTTAAATTTTTCTCGGTCAAGAGTTTCGTTTGTGTTGTCAAGGCTGATAGACGATTTCAACGACGTTCCATCACTGTCCATATCCATTGTTGGTGAAGTCATTCTAATCATATCTACCATAGATGGATACTGTTCTGCGTTGAACTGTAGCGAACCAAATCCAGTTGAGTCTTGTGTAAGTAATGTATGTGCTTGTATTGTCATTCTATCTAGGCTCAAGCGTCTTGTTACTTCATCGGTAGTAACAATAGCAGATGGTTCTGTAAGTGCTGCAGGTGCCATGGAACCAATGTCCAAATATATGATCGGTTTAGGAACATCTGGGATTGGTATAGGCATATTATCAAATGATATATTAGCATTGACTGCTGTAATTTGAATCTCTGATGCATAGTACATTCCAGCAGGATGGGCAAAGAGTTCATATAACTCTTCCCAAGTGCTTTGCTGGATACCAATTTTAAATAATAAACCCCAGTGCTGATACACTTTATCATTCTGGATCTTTCTATCTGTATCAGGTCCAATAATAGAGTTATTTGCGCCATCATTTAAATTAAAGATGAGATCCTTACCATAAATGACTTGTGGATCTTCTTTAAAGAATGAACGGAAAAACCTTTCAAAAGAATACTTGGTACCCTTTGTTCTGTAGTAGTTATTTGCAAGTTCAGCGCCTGTTCGTTGATCAAGAATACCTTCAAGGTAGTTACCACCAAGTAAAAGTTCATCTTCAAGTAGTGTAAGATTTTCTTTTGCTGTCTGAGATATATCTCTGCTTGATGGTAGATCCTTAATCTTAAAACCAAAGTTGCCATCAGAATCCAAGTGTTCGTAATACGCATCAAGAAATTGTATGAGTTTCGGAAACTCTTCTTGAAAATATTCTGGTAGTGCCTTGTCAATTTGGTTATTGCCAAACTCAAGTTCTCGCCTACCAATATCTCTTCTTGTCTTATCTATGCCCATTAGTTCGTTGCATCCACAATGACAGGTTTAATGGTAGATGCAGTTGCATCGAAGTTTACAATTTCATTAAATGTTGGTGTTATAACACTCTGGTTAGCAGGTGTTGCCGATAATT